GAAGACTTGGGGCCCGTCACTAGTTAACCACTTGTGAAGTGGGGTCGGCTTTCCTCTTGACCAACTACCTCTCGTGAGAGAGCAAATTGGCGCTTGGAGAGATATTCCTTGATGGTCTGTTTGAATCTCAATGAGATTCTCATAGACTCACCATGGAGTACCCGGCTTCGCGGTTCTCTAATCAGGACAAGGGGATTAAACCCTATGAGCGGAGAGGTTAGAAGAATTTCTTCTTCCCTCGATGATGTCCATAGGTCATTTAATCTTCCAACCTCTAAGTTGAGGTCTCTCACATAACGTGATGAGGCCTTAACTGCGGGGTGTTCTGTATAGAGTTCCGGGGCAATGGCAGTAGCCCTTCCCGTTGTAGCTGCCTGAAGTTTCTCTGCGTAAGCATTGATTCCTCGGACAGTTGCAACGATAGCCTTCTCTGCTGATTCAATCTTGATGGTAGGTATGATCTGGTTCATTACCAGCCATATTCTTTCCATCGAGACTGTACAGCCAAGGTAGGACTTTGCTAGAACTTGAAAGCACTAACGTGCTTTCTCGTCTCTTGACATTGTCACTATCTTGGTTGTTCGGAATCAGTAGGGCTTCGTACAGCCTTGTCGTAACTAAGTGTTGTAACTTAGTACGCAAGGTGGTTGCCTGTACTAGGCCGGCTATTACTGCACGGGATTCCAGGTACGGAGATAACCAGATCTTCCTGAGAGTTTCTAGGAAGCCGATTGCAGCAGAAATGTTGCTTTCGATTTCTAGAAGTGCTCTCATGGGAGCTCCAGTGATCTCGGTTCCCTTGTGTATCCATCTCTTGGCAAATTCATACGTGTCTAACGACACGTGTGATTTTTGCTCAGAGATTTCTACACCAAGGGTGGCCATGATGGCACGGTAGCGAATAGCTACCGCGTCATCTCCTATGACAAGATCATCCCCCAGTATCATATAGTTAGAGTAGCTAGGGTAACCTGCTGCTACTAACACAATGATATGGTGGGTGATCGCGAGCATTGGCCAGCTACTATAGGCTCCCATAGGTTGCCCGGTCTCGTAAGAGATCTTGCTTCCTTGGTAGTCAAATGGTAGTTTGGTCATTACTCGCGTCCAAGCTGAGGCCC